ACGTCCTGGACTGTTGCACCTGCTCAGATGACTCCCGCGATAGAGAGCGACTCCAGGAGGTTGGGGAATTGAAGACCCACAATGAGGATCAGCAGCTTCTCCGCTTTGGAAATCGTTTTCTCAATTGAAGTAATCCGTTCTTCATGATCCTTCATCCGGTCGTCGTAGTCAATCAATTGAAAACACTTCCACCACCCCAATTGATATGGAAATCATGGGTGTGGCCAATTGATTTCTGATACTCTTCTCTTTCAGCTAGGCCGCCTTCTCTTCTATCGGCCGGATCTACGATCCATCCGAGAGTTCCCCACACAACGAATCCACCGATGAGAGTGAACCCCAACGATTTCCCATAACTCCATCCAGTGGCTCGAGCTGTTGTGGGTGCATCGACCGTTGGATTCTTGGGATCAAAAAGCCCCATCGATCCATAGTAAAGGAATGCGTTCACATCGTCTTCATATTTTTCCGGCGTGACATACATTAGTCCTTCATGGGCTGTTGAACCAATGAGTCCGACATTCATCGGGTCTTCACGGAAACTTTTGATGTTCTCCTCGTGAGCAGTCAATCCTTCTGAAACCCATTTTGCTAGAATGGGGTTGTTCTGAAAGAGCATATTCTCACTCGGCCAGTTCCATTGATCTCTTCAACCTCATGATATACTCGAGGTCGGGCTCTTTGTCGATCACGGATGGCAGAACGAAAGTTGTATCTGGGATAAAGAATTGATGAACACTGGCGAGTGGGAATGCGTAGGCAACAGCGTAGTAGAGTTTCTCACGAGCAGTTGAATAACCAGTTCCCCACTGGCCGCTCGTGACAGCTCTAACGCTGTTCACGGTAGAATCAGTAACATAGAGTGAGCATCGCCCTGAAAAAATCTGTTGGATAGAATAGTGGTTACCCATGTTCCCTGGGAGAGCCCATGCTCTAGATCCAGATGCCACCTCAAAATCATTTAGATTCAACGGTTCTGTCGAGACTATGTGAGCAGCGAAAGCACTTCCACTACCAAACACAAGAGGGTTTTCTTGAACTGCAACAGATTGACAGAAGAGAGTTTCTTCTTCCTTCACATATCCGCTCAAATCAAAGTAGCCATTCTTGAAGACGACCAGGTAACCTGAACCATCGATGGCCACGCCACCAGTTTCCCACGATCCACCTTCAATAGTATATTCAGTAGGGGAATCGATTGTCACTTGACAACCAGCTACGGTTTCTCGGAGCACTCTACGCTTTGCCATTACTTCTTCCCCCTGGCTCTCTTTGTTTCCTTGTGAGCTGCGGCCATGATCCTCTTCATGTCCCAGTTCTTTTTGAAGTCACCATTCTTCTTTGTGTGTTGCTTCTTGAGTCTCTTCATGACTCGGCCTAGGTGCTTATGATAAGGACTCACTGCTCTAACTGCGCCTTTCTTGACGGCTTTCCGTCCTCGGCTAGGATCGCGGATCTGTGCGGCTCCTTCTTTGACCAGGTCGACTCCAATAGCCTTGGCTTCTTTTACCGCTTGAGCCTTTACTCCCGCGATGAAAGCGGCTCCGATGAGAGCCAAGGCTTCGTCAGTCATGGCCATGAAGGCCCCTCAGTTATCACTGGCCGTGCTCTGGATCGCAATACTCATCCAGTCCTTGGTTCCCAACTTGACAATGCGCGCTTTGATGCGAGCAGTGCAGTGCATGGCCGCTGTGCCGATGTTGGCACCGTCATTTCCGACGACCACGTAGAGGCTGTCATTGACCACCATGCGGCTTTCGTCCAACTTGCCGAAGTTGTCCGGGTAGAAGTCGTTCGAATGGGAAGCGTTCGAAGTGCTGGAGATGTTGAGCGCACCACTGGCAATCAGCGAATTATCATCTCCTCGAACAAAAAGAGTTCCTGGGTTCAGATCCGTGACTTGGACTCCAAGAGAACCGGGGACGGCTGCCAGGAAGGATTCTAGATCGTTGCCGTAATCTGAAGAACGCTGCCAAATGAAATCGACGCGCTCGATCGAAATCGCCTGCTGGTCACCAACATCGACGTAAGCCCCCAAATCAATGGTTCCTTGGACGCGTCCTTCAGTTAGGGTTCCCAGCGGCATTGTGACCGTTTCGGTCAACCAGAATGAGCCAGTCTTACTCTTAGCCATAGCCGTCCGTAATGTCTGAGGCACTTAAACTAACAGGACGCCCACATCTTGAGCACCACGCAGTGGGGTGGCTAAACCACCACTCCCTCCCACCCAATGTAACGCGGGAGTAAATAGAGTTAAGGTAGGGGTTCAGATTTCGAATAATGTTAATTAGGGCCGCTTCTGTGGCTAGAATCATGCCCATCGTAAGCATGAGTCTATCCGACCAAGCGTATAACATCTGGAAAGGGTGGAAGCACCATAGGAACGGGTCGAAGCTGACCTCGGCAGCCATCATTCAATACGATACTCGACGAGAACATATCCCGATGCTCGAGGTCGGGGATCGACGCGCCCTGGCTGATGGTACTAAACTGATCTGGACTGAAGAAGGATGGGGGCTTGAATGATGGGGGGTAAACGCGCACGCTATCAAGAGAGCTACGATGACGACGCACCCAGCGAGCTAGACGATGTCTTCAGTATGTTTGACTGCATATGGGGGATCTCGGTATTCACCGGCGATCTATTGTTCGAGACAGAGTACCTCGAGGTGAGAATGATCTGCCTAACTTGTGGTAACGTCCTGGACTGTTGCACCTGCTCAGATGACTCCCGCGATAGA